TAGATGACTTCGTTATCAACGTAGTCATCGAAGTATGTGTCGATTGCTTCTTTAAGGTAGCGATACCTATGCCACTCAGGTGAGTAAGGTTTGTACATGATGAAATGTGTATAAGAATATTTAGCTCTCATACCTGATTGTAGAGAAGTTCTGTTTCTTCTCCACAACCAAAACAGATTCAAATCTATCTTGCATGGCGTCTGGTTTATGGGAGATAACAAACACATTGCTGTCCTCAGAGAATGCTCTAAGGATTTTCATGAAGTCATCTGTACCAGATACATCCAGACTGCTATCAAAGATTTCATCCAAGATAAGAAGATTAGTATTAGCACTGTTCTTCATCTTGGCAATTGTCCTCCAGGTAAACAAGAGGGCAAGGTCAATCCGCATTTTTTCTCCCTCCGAGAAGGAAGCGTATGAAAACTCATCTCTGAATCTGGACTTGATAGTCTCTTCAAAATTCTCATTGAGTTCAAAAGAAACATAGAAGTCCAGTTCTTTGAGATACCTATTAATCAATTGATTCATGATAGGCAGGTATCGTTTAATAATACCTGCTTTCACACCAGTATCTCTCAGCATATTTGTAATGACATCATGATTGTCTCTATCTTTCTTTTTAGAGGAAAGATTTTTCTCAACTTCGATGCCATCACGAGCAATCTCTTTTAACTTAGCTTGCTCTCTCTTTAGGTTTGCCCCGCCACCATTTGTTTTTTCGATAGACTCTTCAATTTTTCCAATAGCATCTTGTTTCCATCGAACCTCACGGTTGTTAGATGCAATCTCTTGCTGGAGGTTCTGGATACTTTCAAGTAAAGTTTGCTTCGCAGTAACGGACGTAGTGATATCATCAATCTTTGCTTGCAAATCTACAGATGCTTTTTCCAATTCAGAAATACTATCTGTGATAGTTGCTTCCTTGGAGGTTCTAAATTCTTCGGTAATACTTTGCTTACAAGTGGGGCACGTATCATTCTTCTTAAAGAACTTTAAATCGCGCTGAAATGTTTTCTTTTTATCCTTGAATTTAGATTCAAAAACTCGAAGTTTGCCGAGTTCCTCGTCAACTGTAGCATACTGGGTAACTTGACCCTGTAGCTCAGCGCACAATTTCATATCAGCATCCACCATCTCTTGCACCTTGACGATTTCATCACGAAGAGATGTGATCTCGCCTTGTCTCTGTGCATTGTTTGCAGCAGATTGTTCTTTAAGGTCCGTGATGAAACGCTGCTGCATCTCAACACGTTCTTTTGCCATGTCAAGTTTGTACTCATGGTCCCTGATAGAATCTTTGAGTGACTTGACACGATCCTTGAGCAAGGTGTTCATGGTAGAGAAGATACGAATATCAAGAAGATCTTCAATAACTTCTCTACGATTGGGTGGGGTAAGTTGCATGAACGGAACAAAGGTAGATGATCCAAGGACCACCACCTGGGTGAAAGACTTATAGTTAAGTTTCAACACCGACTGTTCCAGTGTCTTTTGCTGGTCTTGCACTGATGCCTCTTGATTGAGCATAGTGCCATTGAGGTAGATCTCAAACAAATTAGGTTTGATACCTCGTCGAACAAGATATTCACGAGAACCAATACTGAATTCAATTTCGACCAGCGTATCCTTTTCGTTTACCGCATTGACAAGTTGCCCTTTGGTAATTTTGCGAAAAGGTTTGTTGAACAAAGCAAAGCAGATTGCATCCAACATAGTGGACTTGCCTGCTCCGTTCGATCCAACGATCAGAGTAGACGCGCTTGAATCAAGTCTCACCTCAGTAAAAGCATTGCCCGTAGACAAGAAGTTCTTCCAACGGACGGTCTTAAACAGAATCATACGACAAAAATTAATCTTCTCTAGGAGGTACTACGATATCATCTTGAGTGACAATAAAGTATTCTAAACCATGTATCATGCACGCTTGGATTACCTCCTCGCCTGCCACGTCTACTACCGACATTTCTGGAAAATCATCTGCTTCCAGAAGACCAGCATAGCGTATCGCGTCGTCTTTGTCAACAAAGATATAAACGACTTTCTCGCCATTGTCTCCGTCGGCAGCATACGCTCCCTCATCTTCTTTACCAGCAACAGCGAGGATATACATTAAACTAACTCCAGTGCTTCTACATACAGGGACTTCAGAATACTCTTGAGAGATGTTTTATCGGAGTGCTCCATGTCATCGACATAGCGCTCAAGGATGGTGAGAGTATCTTCCTTCTCTATATCTATCTCTTCATCGAGACCCTGTTCAAAGGAAGGATCTTCAACAATCTTGATCTCTAATGCACCAGCAGTGTAGAGTTGACTGAGGAAGAAATCAAACTTGCTAGAATCTTTCTTGTTCTCTACAATAATTTTTAGGATCTTCCCTTCGTAGTTGCTGTACTTGAACTTAGATGCTTTGATCTTGTCTTCATCGTAAGCAATCTTTTCATAGATCTCAAATGGATTGAGAATGAATTCTAGATCACCTGTTTCCGTGTCGAAGATGTGGAAACCACGAGGATCTTTGTAGTCATTCCAATAGATCTGGTAAGGGTTACCTAGGTAGTGGATGTTTCCTCTGGAAGATCTGTGATGGTAGTGACCCGAAAGGACTTTGTTGAACTTCTTATATAGTTTGCTCTCCACACCGTGGTCCATGATGTATCCACGATGAGCTTCAAATCCGTTGAGCTCAAGGTGCCCCATCGCGTAGTCGCAAGATGTACTTTTAATAAGTTGATAAGTGGTCTCAGAATTTTCATTGTTGATCCAGGGGATAAAAAGAATAGGTAACCCGCCGATGGTTACTTCTGTAGCTTCAGAATATGTATGGACATTTTCATATTCTCCAAGCAGGTTGTCAAGAGTATTGATGCTGTTTGTATCTTTGAAGTATGCTGTATGATTTCCTACCACAGCATGAACTTCCACATTCATCTCTTGCAGACGATTGTAATACTTCTCTCTTGCCCACTTTGCTGCCCACAGGTCAATCTGCCTACGGTTGTCAAATGTATCTCCTAAGTCAAAGACTGTAGTGATTCCACGTTCTTCCAGTGTTGGAAAGAACACCTGATCATAAAATTTAAGGAAGAAGTCATGGAAGACACGCGAAGACTTCCGTGCACCGAAGTGCTGGTCAGTAATAATAGCAACTTTCATCGGGCACGAAGCAGTGGGGGGAGTGAAGATGGTTCAGTAGAGAAGTCCATACCAAAGAAATTTAAAGTCAAGCGTTCTTTGGTTCCAAAGGTTTTGACACCATGATGGGTCATACCGTTGAACATGACAAGTCTATTATACACGTTCTCAACCTTGACAGTCTCAACGTATTGGTCATGAACTCTATCCCAGACTTCGTTATAGAGTTCCAGATCAATATTATCATCCAGATACAATTTTTCTTTCATGCCAATCTCATCTTTGTATTGAAGAGTGTATCCGTTCTTTGCCTTGTAGATTGACGTTCCAGTATCAGGTTCTGGATCTTTAGTCAGATATACGATACCACCAAACCAAGTATCAATATCCTGATGAATCCATCCACGGTTTTTCCTATCCCATTTGTCATCAGCAAATGGTTGAATTTTTTGGAAATGCGCTTGTAGCGTCCACCTCTCTGGTGCCTGATTGAAATGTAGATGAAACAACTTCTCGCCAAAATAATTGAAGAAGCGGTTATCAATGGCGTGAAGTTGCTTTGTACGTTTACCTGGCCAGTTGCCAATGTCTGGGTTGTAATACTTGTGAGATAGTGCTTGCTCTACAATCGCATCGGGATCTTCAAAGAAATTATCTACGATAGTGATTGGAAAGGTCATAACTTGCCACCAACAACTCCTGAATTTACTGTTCTAGTATACTGGTCAAGGGTGCCTTCTTGCAAGCACTTAAGATGCCAGCGAGAAATAGTTAGAACTCCTTCATAGGTAGCACCAGTAATAAAGTGTGCTCCAAAGGGATCTTTCAAGATGGAAGTATAGAGACCGAACCGCGTTTTTTTAATATAAAATGCATCATCAATCCATTCGACATCTGCTGGGATGTCCTTCTCGATGGTGCCACCGAGGCTAACACTTAAACTCATTTGATTCTGATCTCGACGTTCTCCTTAATGGTGTTGTAGTCTGATGATGCTTCATTACTATCAGTATAGAAGACTTGATCATAACCAGACTTTGTTAAAATCTTGTTTTTGATTTCGAGTTGTCTTTTTTCCTTTTGGATTCTACGCAGGAATGCATAGTAAATAATTTGTGTAAAGTATGCAAAAGGATTACTGGATTTCTCAGGGTTGAAGTTTTCAATATACTGGACACAATTTTCAATACCGTCACAAATCATATCTTCTCTGAACATGTAGTTCACGAAGTTTGGTTTGTATGAGAGGTGGGTAGCGATCTTCAGAAAGCACTCGCCAATATAGTTACTGATGACAGGACGAGGTTCACCCTTCTCCTTAGCAACAGCACACTGACCTTTAAAGACAACTAGAGCTTCTAAGAACTCTTTGTTATTGACGTAGTGTTCTGACTGGACCTTTTTCCTTACCATTCATCTTTGTGTATCAGTTGATCTTATTGTAGCATTATGGTGACGAAGTGACAAGGGCTTGACAAACCTCTGTACCATCTGTAGACTATGAGTGTGCGATTTCAGAAACGAACTCTATAGAGCTTTATTCGTTAAAGATATCCTCAAGTTTATTACGGGCTTCTTCTACTGAAGAAAGTCTTCCTGACGAGGGTGCGGTGTTTCCATCAAGTTTCTTGAGGGACATAGCATAGAACGTTTGTACGTCCCTGTCTACCTCAACCATTGTGATGATCTGTTGTTTTGGAATGATGAATGTTTCTTCTTTAGAGAACTTCATCCATGGGGACACCTTTGCTCCTACCTTCTTTCCCATTTGAATTTCTTCAATCTCTATGGGATTTTCGACAATTACATAGTCCCCGTCATCATCTTGAACATGGCACGCAACGGCAAGAATCTCTTCCCCAGATACTAGTTTTAGTGCTGCAAGAAATTCTTGGTCCATACTACTCTCTAATGCGGACATCAATAAACTCATAGTTAAAGTTTTCTTCATTGTATATTTTTACTCTCTCAACGAGATGATTCAATGTATAGTTTCTTCTGCCACCCTTACTGATATCATCAGCGATATCATAAAGGACTGCTTTCTTTTTATTTGTACCTCTTCTGAGAACGCGACCGATGCTCTGGAGGTTTCTTACTTTTGATTTACTTGGAGAAGCAAAGACAACATTGTGAAGGTTTCTGATATTAATACCTGTACTGAATGTGCCGTATGATGCTACGATAATAGAATCGGATGTGTGTTCGGCAATGCTTCGTGCCTTTTCCCTATCCTGAACTTCTGTTCCCCCGTGTACTAGGAATACCTTTCTATGGTCCCCTACCTTGTTATTTATCAAGTCAAAAAGTGGCATCCCATGCCGTTCAACGTAGTTGAACAACACCAAGGTATTACCTTCCAGGTCACAGACCAGATTGCGAATGAACTTATTACGTGCTTGATTGTCAACCAGGTAATCCATTTCATCCTGGTAAGAATCAAATGTCTGCGGATTATGTTTGAGCAGCAGAACCTTGATCTCAAACTCAGAGAGATGTCCTGCTTTGATCAGTTTTTCAGTCTTGGTAACTTTATTGACAGCACCAAACACACCTTCAAGAACCAGGCGATTTGTTTGGGTACCATCTAATGTGCCAGTAAATCCGACCCTGTATTTGCAATCATGCAACTTGTTCATGATATTGGTGAGAGACTTTGCTTTGAAGAGATGCGCTTCGTCTCCGATGATTGCACCAAAGTCATTGAAATAACTCTTGGGCATCTTGTAGATAGATTGCCAAGTAGTAATCACCACGTCCTTTTTGGACATAGGAGATTCTCCACCATATACTTTGTGGCAGTGATGCTTTGCATTCCACCCATACTCTTCAAAGTCTTTTGTCATCTGCTCTACGAGAGATGTGGTGGGTACGACAATGAGAGTTTTTAAATCCTTCGCCTCAAAAAATCTAGTCAGGGCATAGATCATCAATGACTTGCCTGATCCTGTTGGCGACAGTAATAGTTTACGCTTGTGTCTAAGCGCCTCGTATATTCCTTTGTATTGATAGTCCCTTGGTTTAAATGGTAACCTGAGAGATGCTACGAAGTCTCCGACCCCTTGGGGTGTAACGAATTCATCCACTTCTGATGGAAGTCCGTAAAATTCGTTGTCCCTATACGTATACTCGTACCCGCGCTCTTGGCAAAACGAAGTAATATAAGGGAGAAGACCAACGTAAATCTCGCCTGTACCTGGACTGAATAGTTTGATTTTTCCATCCCAGAACCTTTTCCTGTACGCTGACATGAACTTAGCTTGAGGTACCTCAAAAGTAAACTCGTCTGCTAATTCATATTGTACGTGTGGTTCACACTCGATTTTCAAATAGACTTCGTTTTTCTTTTGAATGATAACGCTAGATTTCATATCCTTTCAAAAACTTGGCAAACTCAATCGCGTTCTTGATATGGAACGAACGATTGTTAATTGCCGTGAGGATGGTCTTTAATGCTTCGACCATCTGGTTCAAATACTTTAACTTGAGGACTGCCTTCTGATATTCTCCGTCTGATTCCAGATAGATTGGTACATCTGTCTTGAGGAGTTTAATGTGGAATGGTTTCTCCGACTTCCCTGTATAGTATTCCCACCTGTCACGGTAGACTTTTTTAATTGTAACTTCCTGCTGATCACGAAGAGTGCAGAAAGAATTGTAAATACGTAGATATTTAGCGTGCAACTTGGGGATCGCTAAACTGTCCTTGTCTAATTTTTCATCATCAAGAATGGCATCTTTCTGCCACATATCGTCAAGGGTTTCAAGATTCATACACGAGTGCCTTCACCATCAGTAATATCATATAAAGTATACTTGAAATTGACCTCTGCTGTAAAGTAGTTGATGTCACTTGCTGACGCATCAAACTCTAGAGTGGTCAAACTTGTAGGGAATAGTTCCTGGAAATTGACAATGCAGTTAGGTCTGTAGTTACTATTGAGAACCAACAGACGAGCATCACTAAACATTTTAGCGAACTCATTGTCCCTGCCCTTCTCATCAACAGTTGCCAGATATTTCTGGAAGTTCTTTTGATGGTCTGGATTAGACAGTCCCTTCAACCACTTATAGATTTCTAAGTAGTTGACCATATCCTCATCCACCAGGAAACGGATAGTAAGATCTCCAAAGGTCATCTTATCGCCAGGGATACTGTAGTCCTTGACTGGTGTAGGAATATCTCTGACACCAATGCTGACTTCAGGTATAGACGCTGACTGGCAGAAGTAATCTACGTTCGGTGTCCTGCCAATTACGAACTTGAATCCTACTGGAGCAAGAAAGTTTTTGTTCCCTGGGTTCACCAGAGTTCCATCGTATGCCATTGAAGGGAAAGCTTTCTAAGTATTTAGATAAAAAAAGAGGGTCTTTCGACCCTCAGAGATGCTATGCTATTCTATTCGTCTTTTAGTACATACTTACATATCCTCTTACATGTAGATTGATTTTCTTCGCACTCGATCAAGCAACCAAAATAGTCATTAACCTTGTCTAGTTCGTTTTGATAATCAGAAAGTTTTACGTCAAGGTTAGTCCATTCCGCAAGTTGATTCTGTGAGATTATGTTGTGCATTACCACCTCCTGTGTTCATTAGCGCAATAACAAAAGGAGAGCTCTCGTTCATTTGATCACCTCTTAACTCTACAACTATGTAGCAGATGTGTCAAAAAATGCTAACATAACTTGATTAAGCATTTGCTTAACATAAAAAAAGAGGGGTCCGAAGACCCCTCTCACTTCCTTCACACGGATGTGAA